AACAGCCTTCTAAGCTGTGGGTCTTGGGTTCGAATCCCAACGGAATCACGAAAGAAAAAACCGCCTCTCAATACTTTGAGAGGCGGTTTTTGTCGTCTTATCGGTTTCTTTACAACAAATATTTACACATCAAAATCGCTTACTTTTGACACTTTCTGTATATATTTGTCTGCAATTGTTGTTCTAATGTTGTTCAGCTATGGCGACCTTCCGAACCTGTATCTTTGCCCACCAGCGACGCGCAGACGGTACTTACAATATCAAGCTGCGCATAACCCACCACCGAAAAAGCCGCTGGATAAGCACGACGCTCTATGCACTGCCCGATGATCTGACGCGGGGATTGAAAATCAAGGATGAAAAACTCAGCCGCAAATGCCGCGAACTGGTCGAAGATTGCATCGACCTCTGCAACGACATGGGATACGCCGTCGAGGAAATGGAGATCGACGAACTCGTCGCACGCATCAAATCAGGATTGAAAGGCGGAGAGCGATTCCGGCTCGATTTCATAGCGTATATGAGGCAGGAAGCGGCGCGGATGAATTCCGGTACGGCATCGATTTACATGACAGCCCTCAACGCGCTGAGACGATACATTGGCCGCGATACGCTCGACATCGGCGAGATCACGGCACCGTTCATCAAAGGATTCGTGCAATTCATCGAATCGGAGCCTTCGCAACGAGGCGCCAACCGAAAGCAGAAAGGTGAAACTGCAACCAAAAACAAGGGCAACAGGGCACTGTCTCTGTATATTTCGCGCATCAAAACCATCTATAACCGCGCGAAGGAAGAGTTCAACGATGAAGAACTCGGACAAATGAATATTCTGGGCAACCCTTTCAGAAACTTGCGCCTCGAAACACCCGCGCCGACGGCCAAACGAGCCATCTCCGCGGAGTCGATACAGCAGATAATCGACTTGCCGCCACTCGCCAACGAACGCGCTCGGATGGCGCGGGATTGCTTCCTCCTGTCGTTCGCACTGATGGGGATGAACAGCGCCGATCTGCTGACCTGCCCGCCGGCCAGGAAGGACGAAATCGTGTATTTCCGGCAAAAAACCGCATCCCGCCGCACGGACCGTGCAGAAATGCACGTTCGGATAGAGCCGTGCGTCAGCCCTTTGATCGCTCGCTATTCGGATAAGACGGGGAAACGGCTGCTTCACTTCTACCTCCGCTACAAAGATCGCGTGTCATTCAACAAAGCGATCAACAAAGGCCTGAAAGATGTCGGCGAGGCGATAGGCGTCGATGGCCTGACGTTCTACGCTGCGCGGCACTCCTGGGCAACCATAGCGCGGACTCCCCGAGAGGAGGGCGGAGCCGGACTGGACAAATACGTGATTCATGAAGCGTTGAATCACGTTGACACATCCATGAAAGTCACCGATATTTACCTCGTGAAAAACTGGCGTGTCATTTTCGACGCCAACAAAGCCGTAATGAATCTTTTCGATTGGAGCGGAATCGGGAAATAATTCCGGCAACGAGTTATCGGAACACGGCCCATCCTATTTTCGTGCCGACATATTGTTTTTCCCGGATCGGATCATACCCTACTATGACCTCACCGCTCCATCGGCCTCTCGTATAGCGTCCGTAGATGCCCGCCCACTGGTTGTATGGATCGATTCCGAGGGCGAGCCCCATTTCCCAGCGCGGCGGCCGCACCTCAGTATGCAGTTTTGTAACCGTAATCTCACGGAAAACCGGCTTTACTACGGCCGAAGCCCGCAACAGCCGGTTTTCTCCTACGGTCGCATCAACAAGGAATGTTCCGGTCGAATCGGCGGAGAAATCCAGCCGGTAATCCCGTTCGAGCAGATAGTCGGCGATGATTGCGGCTGTATCTACACTCATGTATTTCCACACCGTATCGGCCGGTTCGCGCACCGCGACCGGATAAGATTCCCGAATGGTGTCGTACACGGGAACCGGCCACGGCACCCATCGGGTAACGGTGCTGTCGCGCATTTCGACGGAAGCCGCCCCGCGGCGGTAGCCCCAGCCGAAAAACAGTGAACCGACGATGAGCACGGCCAACAAGTATGCGAGCAGTCGTCTCACAGATGCAACACCTGCCTTCGGTTCTTCCCGTCGGCACGGTATGAAATATGGATCCAGCGGCCCCGATTCTCGTCGATGAGCTGGTCGAAGGGGATCGCGCTGGCTGCGATGCGTTCGAACAGCCGCAGATTATCCGCGACGCTGCCGGTGGTGATGTCGGCCGCTTCGCCCTTCATGTGCTGACTTGCCGCAGCTCCGCCGACGGCTGCGTTGAGCGCCGGCGATCGGTAGCCGCTGTTCACGCCGATCGGCTTGCCCCAAAGTTCGCGCACGGGATCGAGGCATTCGTCCATCAGCGCATTGAGCCGGCGAATGACGTCGTGCGACGGCGCGTTGTCGATGCTGCGCGCTGCGGCCGTATCGGAACGCAGCAATTCGGAAAGGGTGAAATACGTTGCCATACCTATCCTTTCATTCGGTCATACCACATCTTTGCCTGCCAGCCTGCGGCGGCTCCTGCGGCCGCCCCGAATCCTGCGCAGAGCGTCGCCGTGGTGCGGATGCCGCTCGGCAGGAGATTGAACAGAACGACCAGCGCAATGACGGCGGCCGACACGCAGAGCGCGATTTTGACTTGCTTTTTCATGGTTTTTACAGTACTAAGGTTAAAACAATATATGTTATCGATACTCGGGCAGCAGGTATTGGATGTTCATGGCCGCCGTGTGCATGATCTCCCGCGCATTCTCCTCCGATACGGACAGCGGGCGGGTGAACTCGCAGAAGATGCTGCCTATCCAGTCGTGGCGGTTGTCGTTGAGCCGTTTGATGATGGCCGCCCGACATCCGTAACTCGAAAGGATGGACTTCGCATATTTGTCGTTCACCTGCTCGTCGATGTCCGTGATGTAGAGGAAGAGGTTCTTCACCAGATCGCTGCTGAACTTCGGCACCTCCGAAATCGGAAGGCCCTGCATGTGCGGTTTCATCGGTTCCACCCCTTTGCGCTTGACCTCGTAATAGACGGACAGCAGGCTTTCGTTGCCGAGCGGATGCGGCTGTACGATATAGACCCGATCGGCATCCAGCTCGTGCAAAACGCTCCACAACTCACCGTATACGATAGACGAATTGTCGGCCCGACGGATACTTTTCGTCTCTTCGTCCTTTTTGAACTTCTCGATTTTCAGGTCGGTCAGCTTGTTTTTGCTGTACTGGTTATAGGCGAACCACGCAGCGATAATAGTTCCGAGGGCACTGATGATTGCGGGGAGGTATTCCATAGCGATTTCAAAGGTTAGGCGTCGTGTACATGCAGTGATTCCACCTCTTCGCGCTGCGCCACCCGCTCGGCTTCGAGCTCGGCGAGGGTCAGTTCGTTACGGTTGTACTCCTCTTCTATCTGCCGGCGTTCGTCGTCTGTCAGCGACAGAATTTCCGAATCGGGCGGAAACAGAATGCCGGAATCCGTGTAGTTCCATTTTTCCAATCCCCGTTCATCGGTAATCTTTCCCCCGTACAGGTTGCACAGGACGCTGCCGTCCTCCACGATTTGCATCGCTTCCGCCTCGCTATAAGGCGGGAAATCGATCTTCTTTCTCATACCCCTAAATATTTACATATTACTCTTACTCGCATACCTCCGGACGTTGTATTTCCTGTCGCCATAACTTTAAGATATTGGACAGCAGGGTCTATCGTAATACCTGTCCCATTATATACGGATTTGTTACCGGCGGCGGAGACTGAATATACGGCTCGTGCGTTATAGACCGTCGCGCCGTATATGAACGCCCGTTCATCCGTCCAGTTTTGCACGGTGACATTTGTCAATGCAGACGCATTGTAATTATAAACGGCCACGGCCAGAGCCACATATCCTCTCGGTACGTCGATCCGTTTATTGGCTGTTCCTTCGGCAATATCGGTAAAGAATATACCGCTGTCTATGACTATTTCGCCTTGATTCGGGACACTTTGATACGACAGTTCTGCCGTGCCGCCCGTTGCGGTCGGAACATACGGCAGATCGAGGCCCGCGCCCGACGTGTCGCGCCACTTGTCTGCCAACAAACCGGCGGCGATGTATTCGGCGACAAGTCCAGTGCGCATCTCACCCGACAGAGGCAGCATATACCGTTCGGGCTCGCCGCCGTTCCACAGCGTGGCGACCTCCGAGGCCGTAAGGGCGTAATTGAAGATGCGATGAAAACGGACAATTCCTTTGAAAATGTAAGCCGAGGTAAGCCGGCCGACGATATACACATTCGCATTTTGATAATTGGGAAAAACAGATGTCTGATTTGTCAGGACTCCATTTACATATACTTTCCCCGTTGTATTCGCAACATCCACCGAAAGTAGCACATGGTATGATGTTTCAGGAGACACCCGACCCGCATTCATTAACTGTGACCCTATGTACGCATACATCGATCCATTAGAGACGAACAGTTGAACGTTGCTTTGGGAGCCCCTTGCAGTCGTAAATAGCCTTTGATCCGTAGTTACGTCATCTCCTGTCGTGAAACATATTTCATGTGTCCGATCCCCTTCGAACAACAATGCCGGAGCGTCTGACGAAAAATATCCATCCGAGGTATTTACTCCCGTCTGACGCCCCTGCAAAGGGGCTATCTGCGACGATTTGATATATCCCGTCGCGGAGTCGAGGTCGGCTTTGCCGGCGAGTGCATCGGGAATATCCGATACGGACACAGAGGTACGCATCGCCGAAAAGGTGCCTCCTGACTCTGTAATGGTCAATGCAATGTATTTCCCCGAAGATATATATTCGATTTCGAGTGTTATTTTCAGTGGCAGACCAACACTCCTATTTACATCTACTATCACAGGAATAGATGCATTCCTGTTCGCCGCAGCGGGATCGGTCGACACAACGACGATACAGTTTCGCCTGAGCAACTTCGAGCATAACTTTCTGAATGCATCTACACCCCCGACGGCCGCACTGATCTCTTCGCTCGTACTGTCGCTATCGATGCCGAGATAACCGGAGGGAAGGGCCGTGTTGTTGAGCAGATCGGCCCACTCCATCGATGATGCCGTATACGGCAGTCTCGATAAGGTAAATGTTTCCGATGTCAACGTAAGACTGGACGGGAGCACGTATGTCTGCGATGCATAATATCCGATGACGGCCTTCGTATCGGCATGCACTCCATATCCTGACGGTACGAGGTATTGTCCTCCGTTATCGGGAATCCTGACAACAGGTACCGTGTGAATCGGATCCGCAACGATCCGATCGTATGCTGCCGCGATTTCAGAGGCAGACATATCGGGCAGATAGCTGTCGTCTATGGGGTCGGCTTTGGTCAACAACACCACAGGGGTTGTGTTCCCCAGAAACTCGGCGATCTGGTCGAGCGTGGCGAAGGTGGACATGCTATCCCCGTCCTGAATCTCCAACGCAACCGCACCGTTCAGGGTCTGAGCTTGCTGTAAGTCTTTGATCTTATAATTTGCCATAGTGTCATTCGGTTTTGGGTAGATCGCCCAGACGCAGGAAATCGTGTACGTTGGACGGATGTTGTCTGAGATGATGCCGAGCCGCTGCGGCCGTCAGATTCAAGTGTGTGTAGAGTTTTCCGCGATAGCGGATCACGACGCCGGATTTGAGCATGTAACCGCCGTTTGCGCCTTTCTGCTCCTTCCGCAAATAGGAGGCGATCATCGCGGCCGCATCACGGAACCGGTTGGGACACCGGCCGCTGAAATCGGAAAGCATCGGACGCCCGAACACTTCCCGATAATCCGATTCGATCCGCTTCTTCTCTTCCATGCACAGAGAGGTGCCCGATGCGCACCTCTCCATGTACCAGTCCAACGGTTGCATACCCCCTACTCGGCCGGAGTACACAATGCTTCCAGCGCGGCGCGAGAAGCGTCGATACCGCCGGCGTCGAAGAAGATCTGCGGCGTCGGTGCGTTCTGCTCGATCAGGTCGCCGCCCCAACCTCCGTTGTAGCCGTCGCCGTACTTGTCGAGCGTCGCGTTCTGCATCGATGCGCCCTGTTCGTAGCCGATCACACAGAACGCCTGGCTGCCGTCCGCACCCTTCGCCTTGTTCTCGTAGACAGCGACCCAGTCCTCGTTCTTGAACGCCTCGATGTTCTGCGAGTTCGCGGGGCTGTCGGCCAGCATACGCAGCGGCAGCGTCTTGTTGATGGCGATGCCGATTTCGGCGTTCTGATCCTCGTAGATCAGCCCGTTGTAGGGCGTTTTGGAGGGAATCGAGAACCGATAGGCCCTCTTGCCGGATTTGAGTGCGATCTTGGTGATCTTCGGTTTGGTGTAGGTCGTCGCCGATTCGTCCAGATCGGACTTCTTGATAAGATAGGCAATCTTCTCGACGCCCACCCCATAGACCGTGTTGCAATCTTGCAGGATATCGCCTGCCAGATCATTGATACATTCTGCCATTGTTTTTTTTAATTTATTATAAAAGGGTTAATTCGTGTTTGAAGCAAATATAGGATACGCAGGAAGGGTTCCTCCGAACTTTTCGCTGTTTTTTACCTTTTGCGTCCGGCGTAGCGCGCCGTCTCATCCTGCACCTTGACCCGCCGCTGACCGTTGTTTATATCCCTGACCGTCACGACAGGGTTCGGAAGCCGGCGCATCACGCGCTCGAACATCTGTTCCATCTGACGCATCCCCGAACTCTTCTCCGGAAGATGCCGCGTCGGAATGGCGTTGCCGCCGCTCGACACGTTCATCATCGAGAGCACCGGCCCCCAATCCACGACTGCACGGGCCGTCATCACGGCCTCGCCGTTGGACAGCCGCGCAGCGATGCTGTCGCTCGTACCCGTGCCGGGGCCGGTCACAAGACCGCCGCGGGCATAGTGGTATTTCGCGCCCTCCTCGGCCGCAGTACTATTCAACGATTTCATCTGAGATATAACGCTCGTAATGGTCGCAATAGCAGTAATGGAAGCTGCGATGCCCTCCCAAATATTGCCAGTGGAGAACGCCTTACTCAACGCTGCACCCATTGACGCGATAGCTTGGGCCATACCTAACACTGCAACAACCGGCGCACCTGCACCGGCCTCTTCCGCCAAACCGGCCAGTGCTCCCGCGAGATCGCTGGCTGTTTGGAAACTCATTTGCATGCTCTGCGCCTCTTTTTGGGCGCCTTTATTCATTTCGTCATGCAGGCGAATGAGCATTTCAAGCCGGCGGTTGTCTATTTCGATAGCCGAATCCCCCATTGCTCGGTACGCTGCGGCATACGAATCGAATTCGGCCAACTGTTCCCGAAGAATGGCAACGGTTTCATTCTGCGCGGCCTCATCTCCGCCTGTGGCCTGCGCATTCAGAATCCGATTCCGGTATTCGGACTGTTTCTGATTATATTGGGATATGAACTCGGCCGATACATCCTTGTCCATCTGCGACAGGATTTTTTCGAAATCACCCGTCACGTCAATACCCATCTTACGAATGATTTCCCGTTGCTCGTCAACCCATTTTTGAAGCTCCTGTTTGCTGCGGGCATAATACCCCTCCATCATTCGTTCTGCTTTTTTTACGCCGGATTCATCAGCATACGGGTCGTCGTTCGCCGATTTTGAACTTTTCTCAGATTCTTTTATTCCCGCTCTGTCGAGGATTGATTTTGCATCCGCATTTCGTGTGACAGTCAATTGCGTGAATGCCGATGCTTCCGCTTCGAGGGCTTCGACCTCGGCTAATATTTCCTTCTTCTCGTCTTCGGTATATGCTCTACGACGATATTCATAACTGGTATCTCCATACTCATCTATTCCTGCGTAGACTATTTCACCTGTACCTCTTTTTATTTTGTCTTCCGCTTTTTGTCGGGCAATCAACGCATCTTTGTACTTTTGAGTTGCCAGTTCGTTCGCAGCATTAGCTTGCGCGCGCAGATTCATTGCTTCGATAAACGCATCCGTATTCTGAATAAACAGATTATCGGCGTCCGCAACCGTTGTTATAGCTACTCCCAACTTATCGAACGCCTCTCGGTTGTTTTTAACGAACTCTGTTTTTGCTTTGAGATCATCTCCCAATTGATTCCATTGCAGCTGCAAGGCCCTGAGTTGGGCAACCTGATCGCCATAACTGCCGGAAGATTCTGCCATTTGCTTATTCACCTCTGCCTGGGCTTCCGCCATTGTCATGGCGGCCTCTCGCCCCTTGAACAGATTCCCGATCCAGCTGACAATATCCTTCCCATATACCGTGAGCAAGGTAATGCCGACGGATATAAGGCTGTTCCAGCTGAACACAGCATCTCCCAACTGTTTGAGGATCGGTACTCCCTGCTTGCCCTCCTTCATGGCCAATTTATTGGCCGCACGAAGTTTGTTGATCTCGTCGACAAGCATCGGGATATTGTTCGAGATGGCGAGGAAAAACATATTCGCTCCCATTGTGGCCGACGGCAATTCGCGGACGATCTGCGACACCGATACATTCAGTCCGTTGAATGCCGACTGGTAATTACCCACATTCGAACGGAAATTCCCCAGCCGCTGTTCGGCCGCACTGACTTGCGCCTGCATCTTGGATATTCGCTCCGCTATCCCATTGCCTACGGAACCCTCTCGATCGGCGGCCGACAGTGCATTATACTGTGCCGTAAGATCGCGAATGGATTTACGCAGCCCATTTACCGAACCTTCGAGATTCTTCTCCTCTTTGATATTGTCCTGAATCTCGTGCGAGTATAATCGCATCGCCGATTGAAGCGCCTTTACCTCTTCCCTGTTCGCAACCAACTCTTGCGTTGTTTGGGCTACCTGTTCATTATAGGCCTCCTCGTCGATCGTTCCGGCTTTGCGTGCGGCTTTAAGTCCCTTCAAACCGGACTTCAATTCGGAGATACGGTCGTTGAGCGTATCGATACGTTTAGCCGATTCGGACATTCCCTTGATCAAATCCGAGTATTTTACGCGGATATTGATAATTTTATCAATGTTTTCCATTTTGATAAGTTGTTTTATTTTTCATATCTTTGTTCTTAACCAAATCTCAATCATCATGACAGGCATCTATGCAATCATCGGAATCGTAATGCTGGTATTCGGCATTCTGCAAATCGTTCTTTTCTTCAAACTCTGGGGAATGACGAACGATGTAGGTCAAATCAAGGGTTTACTATCTAATCTTTCAACTCAAAAAGCTACCGCTGCAATGAGTTCTCATGATTTAGAGCAAACATCGTCCGAACAAAAAACCGAACAAAAAGTTGTCGGGGAATGGCCCGTGGGAACTCTTGTTGTTCATACGGCTACGTGGCAACAGATGCGCATCAAGGAAATCACGCCCGACCATAAATATGTGTGCACACAAGGTAATCTTGTTAGGGGGACATATGCAAAGGGATGTTTGATGTCATATGAAGACTACGTTACTACCATTTTAAGTGAAAACAACTCCAGCGGCTCCATAGTAGGCATTTTGATTGCTCTTATCGGTATTTTAATCATCGCTATTCTATTTTTTACAGCTTGATCAATTTGCACTCGCATATACCGTCCTCACCGGTCGTGACGGAGTAGATGGCGAAATAGCATCCGTACACGTCGAGGTAAACCCGCCGCGTATAGTCGAGATTGCAGATGTCGGCCACGGTCAGTTTGACGTAGACCGTAATCATGCGGAACTTTTTCAGGATCCGCTGGTAGGCTGCATACCGTTGCGCCACGATACCCTCCGACCCGCCGAAATACATCGTGCGGGGGAATTCGCCATACCAAAAATGCGCTATTCCGTCGGGTGTTCTGTCCGTCAGGGTGAGGATGCGGGCCGATGGTTCGTTATAGGTTACATCGGTGGTATTCCCGTCTTTATCCTTTTTGACATCGTAGCATGGAACTACGGCAAATGTCGTCGTGTCGTGGATGCTGTCCGGATTGTTGTAGAAACGATTGGTCGAAGCCGAGAAATCCAACGATACCAATTCGTTCTCCCGCTCAATGTTCTCGTTGTCGATGGAGATGATGCCTTGTGTGTTCAACATCTCGGCGTCCTCGTCGTTGTCGTAGTCGAGCGTGTTGGTCTGGGCATAATCCCCCATCGTGAACTCCGTTCCCTCCGGCCGCCAGATTTCGCCCCGATCGTTCAGAATCACTTTGCGGCTCCAATCCTGAATCGTTGCGTCGAGATGACTGTCGACGATTCGTCTGTCGGTTTGCGTGTTCGGCGTCCGGTCGTCTCCCGAATCGACGATGCGATAGTCGTAGTCGATCGTCTCCGTCGAATTATAGAACTGATCGGGCGACATCATGCGGATCGTATTGTTATCCGAACTGTCCGGATAGGCGAAAAGTCCGGCCATTGTCATCAATGCCGACAGGAACTCCGCGTGCGTCATATCCGGCAGGTTCTCGGCAATCGGAAACGGAGAGGGAAACGATATATCGTCGAAATGGGGCGTGATGATGAATCGGGCCGACACGTAGGTTTTGTTGCCGCCGTTCGTAACGAAATTTTCCAAACTCCACCAGACCACATTGTATTCCTCGACGTTTACCTCTTTTTTATCGAAAATGTCGCTGAGTGAAAAGCGGGTAATATTACCGAATTCCCCAATGTCGGACACTTCGAGCAACACCTGTTCTGTATCATCTGTTTTGCGGCCGGCAAGACGCAATGTGACAGGTTTCGTCGCATCCCGTCGATGTCCGTTAAAAACAATAGGCTTCCCGTCATAACTAAGTATAGACACGTCTACTACTTTCGTATTGGCAATATAGAACTCTTTGTAGAATACGATGTCATCGGAAGCTGGGCTATCTATCTTCACCTTGATACCGATCCCCCTCTTGTCCCAAGTCGCATTTTCCTCGTCGAAAAACAGCGGATAATACCCATCATCGCTATTCGTAAAATATCCGGAACTTGCCTCGAACCGATCCGAGTACCAGCTATCCGGCCCTGCGTTTTTCGACACGAGCGGCAGGATAAAATCCCGCCCGTAACTTGCACGACTTAACGCGGCTTTGTTTGCAATCACAATACCGTGGTACCGTTCTATTGCTTCGAGGACTTTTATCACGGGAATTGACGGATGCGTGTATTTCCAAAATGGACGACCTTCTGCGGGTACGGCCCAATTACCGGAAGAGTCTTTTGCATACTCGATAAGAGCCGCACCGAAATCCACTGCAAAGAATCCGGCGACCTGCGGCGGTATCGTTGCGCCGGTTTTCAAATACTCCGTATTCTCGTTCCACTCGACATAATCCGCTCCTGCCACCTCGATGATCTGCTCGCGCAGATCGCGCAGCGAAGCGTCGAACAACGGCTGGAAGTTGTCGATGTTGCCCCACACGAGTGTGATGTTGATCGTGTCGGTTACGTCCGTAACCATCGCATACCCCCGCGTGAAGACCGGAAAGCCGCCGAGGTAGTACGCTGCCGAATGCTTCCCGTATGCCGCCGAATCGTCCAAGATGTCGATGCGGTCGATCAGACCGAAGGCCTTGCGGTTGCGGGGCGTCAGCGGCAGATTGATCTCCGCGCTGCGGTTGCTCTGGATCACGTCGAGATCGTTGAAGACCGGCGACTGGAAGATCAGCGACGGCGTATCTTCCAGATCGCACAACTGACCGTTTATGTAGAGCTCCTTCGTCATAGCGTCAAGTGCTTTATCGAAAGTTCTACCACGCAGTCCTGCATGCAGGCATTCGTCCGCGAGATGTCGCCGTCTTCGACATAGGCGTCGATCCACACCTTCCGCCGGGCGTCGTACAGCTGCACCTCCCGTCCGGAGAGAATCGATGCGCACAGGTCGAACAGTTCACGGTCGACCAGTCCGCTATGGAGCGTATGGGTCGTGGTCGCCGTGATCGTGCGGTGGCGTTCGGGTGTCAGTTTCTCGGAGAGCGTTTCGAAGGTCTCGTCTTCGGATACGTCGTCGACGCGCTCGGTCGGATGCCAGAGAAAGTAACGCATCAATCCCGTTGCATCGCGCCAGCGCACGAACGATCCGCTGTCGCAAGGATTCACCACGACCGTCAGACGCGCGCTCTTCACGGCGCCGGTCGTGCCGCCCGTCGAGACGATCAACTGCCGCTCGCCGCCTCCGAATTCGCGGAAGAAGGTCATCGGAAGGGAGAACACGGGATCGACACGCGAATAGACCTCCCGCCGGCCGCTGTCGGCATCGGTGAAAGCGAAGTCCTGCATGGCGCCCGTATAGGAGTTGACGAGGATCTGCTCGCTGTAATCGAACGCCGGAAAGACCACGATCTTCGACGGCTGGGGCCAGCTGATCGGGGTATCGGCCTGCGCATTGTTCGTCATCGCACGCACCGACGCCCCTTTGAGCAGATAGAGCGGCGACGAGGCGATCGCCCGCCCGTCTACTTCGAGGCTGATCGTCGTTTGCGCATTCCCGTCCTGTGCGATGATTTCGAACAGATCGTCCATCGGGAATACGGCCGAACCGTTGATGATCGAACGCACCAACGTATAGCCGCCGACTTTGACAACGGCCGCATTGTATGTCGGCGCTTCGCTGACTCCGACCGTATTGTAGTTTCTCGCCAGCGAAATGGCGGGTGTTAATCTATATTTAGGCATAATCACTGATTGTTTCATTCAACATCGTAAACACGCTGCGGTCGAGCTGCTCGGAGAGTTGCCGGTCGATGTCGTCCACGGCCGGCTGCAACAGGTCGAACAGAATCTCCGTACCGCCGCCCTCGCGGTAGAGCACCGTGCCCTTGCTCCATACGTTCGCCGCCACGGCGTAGGCGTCGATCTCCTCGATGCCGTAGAGCCCCTCTTTGGCCTGCGCCCATCGTTCGATCGCAAGGAGAAAGGCATCGAAGGAGGCGTATTGCGCCTGCACATCGCCCGCAGAATACCCCTCATCGACGCCGGCGATCCCCTGCCGGCCGACGAACGCCGCTTCGAAACCGTCGTCGTTCTGTTCGACCTGCGTTTGGAGCGATGCCGCCGTCGCGCCCGTGGCCCACTCCGGCACGCCGAGGCTGTTGACCCGCTTTCCGCTGCTGCCCGTCTTCGTTTGCAGATTCGCCACGACCTGCGTGCGCAGCGTATCGAACCGCGCTTCGCACACCTCGATGAATCGCTGCGGATCGAAATAGCGCAGTATCTTGTCGATCCTATCCATTGTTGCAGGTCGAATAGGTCATCGTCGCCTCGCATTCGACTCCGCAGACCAGCTGATCGAATCGGGCGGCGAACGGGGTGATCTTCGTGACCTGCACCTCGACTCCTCGATCCCGCAATGCCTCGAAAAACTCCGCCGAGCGGTCGATCATCTCCTCGACGATCGGCATGACCTGCGTCGCGGTATCGGGTTCCGCTTCGCCGAGGTCGCCGCAGAAGAGGAACTTCGAGGCGCGCTTGTAGACGCCATCGAGATCCGTCGGCGTGATCGTCTCGAAGAATTGCCGCACGACGACCGGATACTCCGTGATCGTTCCCAGGATGTAGTTCGTCTCTTTAAGGCGGGCATAGATATACGAACCGAAGCCGCACGCCCCGGCGGCCTTGTCGATATGGTCGTTCAGCGAGTTTATCTTCACTCCCACGATACGGCGGGCCGGCGGCGTCTGCCCGACGACCCTGTACTCGTATTCCTTGTTGTCGGTCATCTTCTTTTGATTTTAGAGGTTTGTATCCTGCTGAGATTGCGCTGCTCGATCACGTCGTTCGTCGTCGACTCGAAGGCTTCGTAGACGACGCTCCACTCCATGCCGTAGACCGACGCGGGCGATACGGCGCCGTTCATGATCTGCACGTACTTGCGCACCACGGCGGCGATGCCTCGGTCGGGGCGGTCGATCTGCGCCTGCCGCTCCTCGTCGGTCGGTTCGATTTTCAGATCGGCGAATCTCTTCGAGATGGCCGCGAGCGTGTCCATGCAGTGCAGAAAGTAGCGGTACGCACGGATGAACCGCAAATCCGCGACCTTCTCTTTCGGGATGCCGAGCATTTGCGACAACACGTTGACGAAGTAATCGGTGGAGCGGTTCGTCGCGTTCAGCACCGCCAGATCGCGCATCGTCATGTGTTTCGGATCGCGGGCCGCAATACGCCTGTCCGGCAGCCACCGCCGATGCAGTACGCAGCATTCCGGTTCCGCCCGTCTCTTGATCTCTTCTGCAAACCGACGGCTTTCGAGGTTGAACAATGCCGCCCTGCCGATGATGATGTCCCGAACGGTATCGGTCGATTTGACGATCATAATCCGAATAAGTTTGCGGGTTCGAAAATTGCCGAACAATAGTCCGGCACGGCCCCCAGTTCGACGAGCTTCGGCCGCAGGACGCAGCATTGGCGCACCATATCGTTCCAAACCTCTATGGCACGGATGCGCGGACTCGCTTCGTCCGAATATTCCCCACGCTGCACCTTCTCGCCGGCCGGTGTGCCGACCGTAGTATGCGTGCGCAGCCAGTAGAAATAGACATAGTTCGCAATGGGCGAGGTCTTGACCGCTTCGTTTCTGAGCAGCGCAACGATCTGCGGATTCTCCTCCGCCGTCTCTGCCAGTGCCTCACCCAGCAGATTGCGGAGGAATCTCGGCTCGTAAATGGCGATGTAGGAGTTCGCCGAATCGATGAGTGCCTGAGCGAGCGCCGTCGGCTTGTCGTCCTTCCGATTGGCGATGCCGGAGATGTAGATCGGATCCTTCTCGAAATAGGTGTTGTCGATAATCATGGAAAATGTATTTAGCGGGCGCAGGGGCGATCAAACCCCTGCGCCCTGAAATTACTTCACCGTTTCGCGGTGGCGCGGCCCAACTTGATGAGCGTCTTGGCATGTACGGGATGCACCTCATAGGCTTTGCCCTTCTCCAGCGTATTGCCGGGGCCGCCGGTTCCGTAGACCGTCACGCGATCGTTGAAGTCCACATTGGTCTTTTCTTCTTTCGTTGCCATATTCTTTTTCGTTTAACGTGTTTGACTTAGGCTGCCACCTTCGAAGACTCGGCAGCCGGTTTCTGCAAGGCGGCGATAATGGTCGCAAACGCGCCTTTGACGAACGCCCCCTGATCGACCGATGCGAAGTACGAGTGCAGACGCTCCTCGCAGATGACCGTGAAGAGATTCTTCTGGAAGTCGTCGTCGACCCACCCGAATTCGACGCGAATGCCTTTGTACGGGCGAACGTTCCATTTGCTCGTATCGGCAACGAGGAAATCGCCAGCCTTGACGTAGGTCGATTCCACGATCTCCACCCTGCGGATGAGCCGGAACAGCTCGTCCGAGATGTAGTGACCCGTCGAATCCTTCGTCAGGTCGATGGAGGCCCGATCCGAAGGGTTGAGCATCACCACGTCGGGATAGAAGTTCAGGTTCCGCATCTGGAGGATCGCTGCGCGGATCGCATCGGCCTTGTTCGCCATTTCGACCGTCCCGTCGAGCGCGGTGGCCGTATAGGCAGCAGCAGCCGTGAAGATGCCTTTGAGATTCACGCCCGTGCCGTCACCGGTGAGCAGCTGTTTCGTGCGTTCCTGAACGAGCGACGTGCGCAGCATGTTGTCGATCTCCGACTGCATATAGTCGAAATCGTCGCGCATCTCGTAGGAGATTTTGGCCGATACGGCCACTTTCTTCGCCGTCGACGTCTCAGGGACATACGACCAGTCCATAGCGGGCTTCAAGGCCCCCTCGGCGATGAATGCAGGAGCGCCGTTGCCGGGCTTGCGATCCACCCACGTGATATTGGGCGAGTTGGTCGAGCCCTTGAACAACCGTTCTACGACGCGCGTGTCTTCGCTCGGCGCGTAATGGATAGTGCGGTCTACTTCGGTGTTGAGCGCTGCAACCGCCGCGGTATTGGCCGCCACGGTGATCGTCGTAGCAGCCGCTTTGATCTCCAGTTCGAGCGCCGTATTGCGTTTCTCCGCGAAAGCGCGTTTCGCCTCGTCGCTCGAAAGGAACGCCTTGATCTGCTCGCGGATCGTGCGGCCCTTTCCGGCGCTGCCGCTCATCGAACGGCGGATCTCGCTCCCCTGCTCCTTGAGAGCCTTCTCGATCTCCTCGATCTTCTCGGCCGACACGCCCAGTTTCCCGAGCGACGATTTTACCGACTCGACGATCTCTTCCTCCGATTTGATCCCCTCGGCCAGCATTTCGAGCTGGTCGTTGATGTGCTTGCCGAGCAATTCCATGCCCTTGCGATCCACATCCGAGAACTCCCCGCTGTCGGGCAGTTCGAATTTCTTGAATTTGAATGCCATGTTTTTCAGTTTTTGATTTGACCTAATTTTTCGAATACCGAACTGCGTGAAGTGAGTGGCGCGGGGGCCGGCTCGGCTTTGAACATCGACAGTATTCTGCTGTGTACTTTTTCGTATTCATCGGGCGCGGTCTCCCGTAATGCCTTGACATATCGTTCCATGTCGTCCAAGGCTTTCATGTCGCCGATATACTCCGTGTGCTCGTTGGCGCCGAAGGTGACGACCGAAATCTCGTGCAGAATAATCTCCTTCACGATCAGGCAGTCGAGGTCGGGATCGTAATCGCATTTGTCCCATACATACCGATAGCCGATCGAGAACTGGTTGAGCACCCCTTCGTGCATCTGCACCCATGCGCGGCGAGCGTCCGGCACGGCATCGAAATCCGAGAGCTGCACCGTGGCGTATCCGCCGTCGTCCTTCTCCTCGATCGACAGGATGCGGCCGATCGGGTTCTTCGTCTCGTGCTGCCACAGGAATTGTATCTTCCGGTTCGTCGCAGACGCCGGCCCGCGCTCCTGAATACTCTTGCTGATGCAGCCCTTCATCAGCATGTCGCCGTCCGAATCGACCGTTCCGAACGAACAGAACTTCACGAGAATGATGTGTTTCTCTTCGTCCACGACATCGGCCTTCAATATCGGCGCTTGCTTGAAAGCCCCGCCGCGGTTCATGACTTTTTTATACAGTAGTTTGTCCATTATTCCAGAATGTTTGCAATGATGTTTTTCCCCTGTTGCTCGGTAATGAGACCGGAGGCGATCGCGTTGCTGGCAGCCGTCACGGCCGCCGTCAGCGAATCGGCATACAGCCGCTTCGCTTCCTGGAAGATCGACAGGTGATCGAAATAGGGAACGATGCGGAATCCGTCGAACCCGTGCGCCGCGTTCAATACCTCCGATATTCGCTCTGCATCCGGTTTGATCGCATCGTTGTACAATTTGACCTCGGCCGCCGTAAGATTCGCATAGGTCGTCCCTTCGGTGTCGATCAGTACATACGGCACTTGATAGGCATCGGCGATCTCCTTCTTGGCATTGCGCTGCACCTCCGTGAGATTCATGTCCTTCATGTTGGCCGAAATCTGCACGAAAGCGGCCTTCAATCCGGTCACGATGTACTTATATTGGCCCTTCATCACGCCGTATCGCCGCAGGGCCGCTTGTGCCTGCTCCCGATCCTCCTTGTTCTCCGGCAACACGGATGTCCGGAAATCCTCGCTGTTCAACGAGATGATACCCAATGCCCCTCTGTTGATGATGAGTTCGTTCTGCGCCTCGAATGACGACACGAAAGGATTGACGGCGTTCTGCAAGGCTGACAGACGCGACTGCGATGCTCCGAAGATATTCGGATTATAGGCCGAATCCCGCACGACGAACATCTGATCCCGATCGACACGAATTTGATAATCGTTGATCGAAACCATATAATAATCGATCTGCGGATCGGGCCGGAACCCGGTGAATTCGGAGGTCGTCACCTCCTGAACAAGCGGATTCGGAATCACGTAGAGTTCGTAGGCCGTGGGCACACCGACCGGCTCCCAGCGAAGAATATAGGCTTTTCCGTAAATATCCTTGAAGGCTTCGATCATCGCCGTGAAATCCTCGATCGTTTGAAAGTCATTCGGATGCTTCCACCTGTTCAGTTCCTCCGTGCGACCTGCAACCTGGCGAGCGTCGTCCGACGGATCGACAGCCCACCAGCGGGCGTTGCGAATTGCCGCGGATTTCTTGGTCACGACCGAAAACAACGCGCTGCACCGAGCGTAAGCGATAGTCTGTCCGGCAACGGTGTCGCAGTCGATCGTACTACCGCTGCCCAATCCCATTGCCGAGAGAAAATCGCGCACAGAGACGAACCGCTGTTCCTCCGCTGTCGGAGTTCCGCACTCCGGTTTTGTCGTCAAGTCCTGACTTTTACTTCGCCACTTCAAGCTGAATCTCATTGCACATAGCCTTTGAAGCAAATGTAAGGGCGATAAGAGAGGGTTCTCCGAACTTTTCGCTGTTTTTTCATTTTCGGCGGTTGCAGACCCAATAGAGATACTCCATTACAGCGTATCGGGCCGCATCCCACAAGTGATTGAATTTGTCGATCGGCTGGTTGATCGTAATGCCGTTCACCGAATCCCACACATAGGAATTGGCCTCGGTTTGGAAATTACGGCTGCGGACGATATGGAGGCGGAACGATTTGACCATGTGAATTCCGTCCGTTACGGAACCGGCATATTTCTTCGCCTTCACCACGCTGAGCCCGCGCAGCAGCAGGCCGTCGACCATCGATTCGGGATTTTTAGCGTATTTGTCCGCCGAGTCGGCGAATATGGGCATCCGCCCGACCACCCCCTCGATCGCATCGTAGAGCAAGGCCGGATCGGAGCAGGGTGCATAAAACTCTTCCTTCATGTATAGATCAAGCCCCCGAAGCCCCAGACGGACGAGCGCCGTAGGATCGTTCGTAAATCCGAAGTCGAGACCGAACACGACCCTTTCCAGGTCGGACGGAAATTCATCGATCCAGTCGATATTCGGATAGACAAGACCCTCTTTCGCTGCACGGATTCCCAATCCATAGACTTTCCATCGCCACTCGTCGGCCGTGCCCGCAGCAATGTTCGCCGGTGTAGGTTCATAGGATTCGATTTCTCGTATGACCCCAGGCGGGCAGAACGGATTGTCTTTGTATGTCGTGTGCGTAAAATAGGTGTGCGGCTGCCCTTCCAGTTCGAAGGCCCAATGTTCGGTATATTTGGGATTCCAGTCGCCGATGACCATCGTCGTGCAGCGCATCGTGATATTTTTGTACTGCTGCTTCGAGATGTCGTCCAGCATCTCGTTGATGTAGATGATGTCGCAATCGTATCCTTCACGGCTATCCATTCTGTCCAATCCGCGGAAATGGATCACGGAGTTGTTGATATAGTAGTCGGGATGTTGATTCTCGCTGCGCATCGCATCGGGATCGTAGACGCCGCGCAGGGTCAGTTTCTTGCGGAAATCGGCAAGGGTGATCTCCTTGCAGGCCTGCAACGTATTTCGATATACGAAGATATTGAGCGGGGATAGTGCGAGCGTACAGATGTCGTACAGAAAATCGAAGGCATCGTAGGTCTTCCCCGAACGGCTCGACCCTTCATTAAAAATCTTCAACACCGCATCCCGTTCCCTGTACTGCATGTACCGATACATGAGGTAACGATACACTTTCCCCCGATAGGTGCGGATGTCAGGCAGACGATGCATCGGCAGGCGGTGTTTTTTCGATCGACAACGCATCCTCCGCGTCTATTTGAATGACGACGGGAGCGACGGCAGGATTTTCTATCTTTCCGGATAGTTTCACCTCCTTCGGCGCTGCGTAACCCAACATGTTCATGATGCTGTCGAGACTCTTCTGCTTGTCGTAGTACTCGATCTTCACGAACTCCTCGACAATCTCATCGCCATTCGAAGCGATCCGTTTGACCTGTTTGGTATTGATCGACTTTATACATGCCTTCTCATCGTCCGTGAGCGACTCGAACTCTTTAAGCGACATCCAGCCGTTACGAATGCGGGTCGCATCCGAAAAGGCGATCTTCTGGTGCTCGCGGATGATCTGCAAGGCCGAGATGCCCGCAGCCTCGGCAAGGTGAGTTTTCAGATATTCGATCCTCGCTGCAACCTCGCTGTTTTGTAATAGCAGATAGGCATTATTCCATACCGTGTTATCGCTCATGTTCGAACATCTGTAAGCATAGCGATATGCCTCGGACGCATTACCGCATTCGAGGTACTTATTGCAAAACTTTTCCTGTTTGATCGTGAGCTTGCCCATATATGCAAAGATCGCCTATCGGGGAGACGATTCTTTCAACTTTTCGCTCTTTTTCATTGCCTGATATAGCGGTATTGTAGGTGTGCATGTAAATCATGCCACTCTTCGATCAGTCGGGGATGCCGTTCGACAAATGCCTCCCACTCGATGCGGCGCAGATAGATCCGCCCGTTGCGGACGACTGTGCCGAGTGTCCGATCCACTCGAATCGATTTCCATATCCAACGTGTCGAAATGCCGTACTCATCGGCTGCGGCCTGAATTGAGATAAAATGGTTCATTGCAAATCCCGAATTAATTACTACCTTTGTTCTTGGGTGAGGGGTGATCTTTCGGGATCGCCTCTTTTTCTATTTTTCCATCTCTATCAAATAATCCATATTTGACCAACCGCCAGCAGCTTTAACAGACGCGACGCACGTTTCCATATATCTATCTGGAATCGGATATAAAAGCTGATCTTGACGATAGCCATAACTCGACCCGCCTATAAACCGGATATTTCCCCACTCATTACGAGTCAATATGTACTCGATGAATTCCCTAACGGTATATTCTCGATCGAATATTACATCATAAGGCGCGGTCTCATCCCCGCCTATTTTATCTGTTCGTCTGTATTTTATCATTTCCTCTACCTTTCGAGTTTCACCACCTCGCCCATTCCGACGATACCCCGCCGGCGCAGGCGCTTGATAAAGTTCTTCATGTTCAATGCCTGCTCATAGTAACAGTCCTTTTCGACCTTGACACGCGATTTGCGGTCGCTCTCGATCTTCATGTTCTCAGGATTCAGCCACGAATCGGCCGAAACCTCCACTTCCGCTCTCGACGCTGTCCGCGTAACCGTATTGAATTTATAGAGGGTATGACCGGGCACCCGAACCATCTGTCCGATCAGTTTGTATTCGTTCTGCTTTCGTTCGACGGCCTCGATCTGCGCTTTGGCTATCTTATCGTTCGTCACGCCGTCATGTGGAGTCAAGATGTCCATCGTTCTATTCGTTTTCGTAAATCGGTCGCCAGCCGATAACGACACCGTGATGTCCGAGCGTATTACTGAAATAAGAGTCATACCAATATCCAACGGAATACATAGTTTCGTCATTCCCAACAAGTTGTATTTTCAATAACACGTCCTTGCCACGCTCGGGTGAATCCTTCGGATTGCGCCAGCGGAGCAGTTCGTTCCGTTCACTCATAGCACCTGCAACAAATCCACGTCTTTCCAGCATAGATAGATATCCCAATCTGACCGGAAGCATTTCGTCAGGATCAAGGGGGTCGATTACGGCTTCTTTTGCCCGTTCTTTAATCGTTTTCATATTTCGTTCAGTTTATAGCGACCTTTTTTATTCCGAAGTAAAAGTCCTTTTTCTACCAGCCTTAAACAGATAGGGGAAGCCCAACAACTATGGTGTGCTCCGGAAAACCCGAAAGTTCGAGCGTGTTCAGTCCCTATCACCGACGGCGACACATAATCTTTACCTTTCAGGTAGGATATTATCCACTCTTCGCTTTTCGTCAGTTTCATATCTCGTTTAGTTTTTGGATAAATGATCTCAAATCTTCACACAGCGCAGGGTCGCACACCCTACCGCTCCCGTCACAACCGTCCTTATATTTGCATGAGGATTTGAATGCCTCTATTGTCTTTTCACGCATCCGCTCCTCGGTTTCTTGCTCGGCAAGTCCTGCCATCCTTTCGGCATCCTGCATTGTCACATACCCGCTATACGGATAGCTGCACTCGTGATCGTACAAGTAATTTTCAGCTCTTTCACTTTTCATTATTCTACTCCTTTCAGTAATTCTGGGTTATCGTGCATATTGCCGATTGCCCACATTTGATAGGAATCGTCGAAGCAATCGGAAATAAGAAAAATATCCACGTCGCCGAAGTTCACAACGAACCCACAGTTTCGCCACTCGACCACTCCGATGCTCCCGAACTTATCGGTCAGTACATCCCCTTCGCAAATTTCTTCACCGTTCTTGTCTTTCAGACCCGTGTACTGGCCGATTGTATCGGGGTAAACTTCGTCAATGATTGCCTTTATTCCATTCTCTTCCGAATATTTTGTCATCGAAACAATGCCAGTTTTCCCATTAAAACACTCCACAAGACTACCGACAGCCCATTCCATTGTATCAGGGCGTTTGCCTCGGAATTTAATTTCTCTCATAGTCTCCAATTTTTTTTGTAATTATTTCGAGATTTTGCCAGAATCTCGCTATTTCTTGAAATGTTTGATAATCTCCTCGGCGGTGGCCTTATGCCGAGCAAGTCCCTCCCATTTAGATATGATCGGATCGTCTTCAACATGATCCATACCGATACATAGTGACCATCTATCCGTAATTTCGTTTACATACCACTGCATGTAATCGTTCTCGTCGTTCATCGCCGCCAATGCCTTAAACAGCTCGATATTCTCGCCGCAGTCTATGGCTGGGTGTCCTTTGGCAACATTTTCAGCCTTGAACTGGTCGATGGAATATCGGGTTTCCTCGTCGTAGTCGCAGATCCCGTGCACCTCGTAAGCGATTTTAAGCCGATCAATCCCTCTGCAATGCAGGGTGTTACAGCCGTCAAATAGGCAGCAGGAGCAGACGTGATACCCGATTCCCTTCAGCCATTCGGTCAGCTCCTTTCGCTTTTCCGCATCCTCGACACGGACAAAGCACGGTGTTGTAAACTCCATACTATTTCACCAATTCGAATTCGTAAACCACCACCCACGGGTTCCGATCCCATGTTCCACGGCCGGACACCTTGTCGATCAGCGAAGCGAAGGCTTCGCGGGGAGTAGGGAATAATTTCCAAGTTCTGCCGTCCTCGGTATCTACATACGATTCTTTGCTCCAATCCTTGCATTTTATGCCTGGAACATAATACCCAATTATCCCGCCTACTACTCCCTCTTTCATGCACTCCGCGTCCGAAATATCTTGCAACCGTTCGCACTTGATTCCGGTGATGCGGATTTGATGGGGCATCAACTCGGCCTTAGTAAGCATCTTGTTCGTCCAACCAGATGGTTTATCATCATCTTCCCAAGCATACGGATTGACACAGTTGGAGTAGTCGAAAATATCTTGATATCTCTGCGCCACGGCCACGACCTCGCCGACCTTGTAGGACAGCTTTTTCTCAGCACATACATCGCCGCTACGCCCGATGATTTGGACGTATCCTGCAAAAATTCGTACCTGTACGTCGGAGGTGGA